TCCAATGTTGCGAAGCAATCTGATCATATCAGGGTCATGCTCACAATACAATAGCATATCCTGCTTGTATCCATTGGCATCCAAAATCTGTTTAACAGCGATGGGCGCCAATCCAGTTTCATAACCGATCTCCTTAACAAATAGCGTGTTGCCAATTAACACCAGTTTTACAATCGCTGTAGGGTCATTGGTGTAGCCAAAGTCAATACTGAAAATACAGTCATAATCGTGAGGAAACTGGCTATCGTCGATCATTTCCCAATTGGGGAAAATAACTCCGGTGACGTTTCCAGTTAAACCTCTCGCATAAACCTTCCATAACTCCAAATCGCCCCGTTTGGTTTCAAAGTTATAGATGTTTTCAATTTCTCGGTGTTTGGCTTCTGTTAGGAAAGGATTATGTCTATGATCAGATATAATCGTCTTAACGCCAGGTTGACCGATAAATTTTTCATGAGCCCAAAAACGGACGCTCGGGTTGTAGTCTAAGATCGTTTGTTCACTACGACTATCCAATTGAAAGAACACCATTTGATCAAACGCATTAGCCTCATTGACAAATAGCCGTTTTCTTTTCTGCCCCCTTGCAGCCTGTTCATTTTCAAAACTTTTAAATTCAAGCAGGTGGCCCGATTTAAAAGTATAAAGGTGATCAGTCTTATGAAATTTTCGTATCCCCGCCTTGAAGGATGGGGCAACGTACATTTCAAAGTCACGCATCGCACCGCCTTTTAGATGAGGAAAGGAAGTGGCAGTGACAGTAGTCACATATGGCTCACAAACCTCTTCACAACATAAAGTAGCCAAAGCCCCTAATATATTCACGGTCTTTCCACTCCATTGACCGCCTTGGTGAATAGTAGTTCGGCATCCGCTTTTTAGCAGTTCAAGTGTCTTAGTGTAAATCGGTGTAGCTTGCATACACATTGCAATATAGGTAAAAAATAAATACCGGCCAAAACTAATTGTGGTCATATTATAATTAATGACCACATGACTGCTAGCACAATTAAAATGCAGTTTCCACAAAGAATAAAGAAGGGGTTACAGCTGTTTCTAAGAATTAGATTAAATAATCTGCTTCAACACAGTCTTACGTGCCTCCAGGTTTACTCCATTCATAAGTGGATATTTAAGAGATGAAAAATGTAAATTCGAGATATATGCTGGATTTTAAATTGAAAAACTACTAAAAATTTTCAAGCGTTTTAAATTGATAATTCTATAAAAATTTCGAGGTCGGGGTCTAGCCCCAGGATCGTATGCAATTTTTTTTGCATACGACTGGCTGCCAACTTGACAGGCTTGCCTTTACATCCATACCTCGTTCATATGTAAAATAATTAAGGTAAGGCAAAACAAGGTAATAATGAAGGCAACCAAACTTTTGATTGCAAATTTTGTCATATAACGCATAATAATAATTTAACTTTTTTCTTAATATTGTTTCTTGGTTTTTGTTAAAAACCTTGCCTTGTCATTACAACAAGGCAAGGGTAAATGATTGCATTATTTGCCTATCATTGCGGGGTTTTTGCCGTTCAAACTATTTTCGCATTCGTAGGCATGTATGGCGGCATTTGCCGTACCATCATTAAAACCTTTCTCCTTAATAATGTAGGCGCGAATTTCGGCAGGTGTTTTTCCTTGTACATACAAGGGCGCAATTAAGGTTTTAATTTGTTCCGTTTTTGAACCTTGTCCGTTCCCTTGTTCCTTACCTACATTGGCAACGATTTTTGCACCTTGTACGGAAGGCACGCCTGATAACAACCTGTTTTCAACAATTTCTTGGGCGTCCTTAATTGCCTTGTCCGCGGCAATTGACGCCTCCTTAATTGCCTTGTTTTCGTCCTTGTCCCTTTCATCCAATGGTATTGCGTGAAAGGCAAGGTTTGCAAGGTATTGCGCAATGTACAAGGGACCTTGTACCCTGTTGGTTTCAACAATTGCGGACCTTTTTGCCTCAATTTCCTTTTTGGCAATTTCTAACCTTATTGCCTTAATTTCTGCATCCTTTAATTGTTCTTGTGCATAAATTTTTGCCATAATAAACCTTGTTTTGTCAACATTGTTTACAACATTAGGCAATACCCCGTATAACCTTGCAATTTCGGCGTTGATACCTTGTAAGGTAGGCGAATCGTAAACAACCTCATCCTTTTTGGTTTCGGTTTCGGTTTCGTCCTTAAAATCGGCGAAATCGTCAATTTCTAAGGTTTCGGTTTCCTGTTCACCTTGTAAGGTTTCGGTTTCAACCTTGTTTTCTACCTTGCCGCCTGTTGTTCCTTTGGGTGCATATTGCAACCCGATAAATGTACGTTTCATAAATGTATATATGCCTCATAAGGTTAAATGAGGCGTTTATTTTTACAACCTTGGTTAAAAATCAATTTAAGGTTTGACCGGTTTTGTAATCAATACATTCAAATTTTCCACATATGAGGCAACTTTTTGCCTTTTCCCCTATCACATCCCAAAGGTAGGTATTTAATTGATACCGCCAAATTTATTTTTAATTATTTTAAAATATTTTTTCAGGCAGGGTAAAAGGCAAGGTTTTTATATAGGCAATCATTTGCCAGGGCGCCAGGCATTAAGGTATATATTAAATAAAAACATAATTCGATTTTAAGGCCAATTTTAGGCGAAATAAGAAAGGCAAGGTTTAAAAGGTATCATTACAAGGCGCGCCTTGTGATCGTTCAACCTTGGGCAAATCAGGCTTTTTTTATAATATGTTCGTTATAAAAATAGTTAATATGTTATTCAAACCTTGCCTTGCCTTGTCAATAGGGGATTGCCTGGAAATTACCAAATTTAAGCCTGTTAAATTTTTGTTAAACAAAAAATTGCCTTGCAAACATTGTGCCAAATTTCGTACCTTATAGGATGGATTGCACCCGCCTAACACATATAAGGTTTTTTTCTAATATCCAGGCGACCTGCCAAGTTGTCAGCTATGCAATACATAGTACCAGCCAACGCCCAGTACCAGCCATTGACCAGTACCAGGCATTGCCTGGAACCACATCCACCTGGACCTGGACGAGCAGATAAAAATTTCCAGATTTCGAAATTGCTCTTTCGAGTTTTTAATCAGCCTCACTTATCCAATTTGGATTTTCCAAATCTAACTTTTTCAAAACCTCATCTTCATTTTCCAGGAGGGCAGGTAATCCACCAACCAGTTCCACTTTCGGATATTCAACTGGCGTCTCATCCTTCTCCATGTTCAACACCTTGGCTACAAACATTGGATTGTATATGTCTACCATTGCACCTTCCATGTTCTGTACATAGATTATATATAAAAGCTTACTGACGGCTACATAGTAGGGATTCTTCTTGTCCTTCAAGCCTCGAATATCCGCCATATACTCTTCATCTATATTGCAATGCAGACATAACCCCTTGATAGTGTAAGGACGAGTGTACTCAATCTCACCAACCTGGCCCGCACGCTTACCAGTCATGATCGGACGGCGAGCAATTATAGGGTTCTCCTTACACCACTTAAAGTACTTTAATCCGTTGTCAAACAGTTCTTCGGCTGTATTTGATACAACCAGGCGTCCTGGGCCTGCTACGAACTCATGATGTTCGCCTTGTTCGCGTATTGGAAGATCTTCTTCCGGTAAGTCATACATCGCCATAGCATTCATTGATTTTAGACATTACGAAATCTTTTAAACTCCACAAAGAAAAGAATAGGTTATAATTTAGGTGCAGAGTTGTACATCTCTGTTCAAACCTTTTCTGTTCGGGGCTTTGTTTCCCAGTAGGTAGCTTTAATTCTATGAACTCCACCGAATAGGGAAGCATCCATATAATATCAGTAACTCCTGCACGCACACCTGTCGCCTTCAGCAGGTTTGCTGTTCGCTTGTCCCTGTCGCCTCCATTGGGTACAGCGAATAAATCCCAGCGATACTTGGGAAATGTATTGTCAAACCACATTATAAATGCAGCCTGCATTTGATCTTCGGTCTCGAAGTGCTCTTTTATTGTATTCTCCATATTGTATATTTTACATCGTCTTTTAACATTGTTATTTTATAGCGGAATATCTTATCAGCCAAATATCCGCCGATACTATTTGGTGGTTTGCGCTTGATTCGATTTTCTTTACGCGCACCTTGAACCTTGACATTATGGAATTGATCAAGCGCCCATAGTTTATCGCAGACCAACTCACCCTTGGCCTTCATGCGTCCATTTTCATCACGCTCAAAGTCTGTAACCTTACAGCTTTGCATAACGGTAAACTTGGTAAATATAATCTCGGCAATCTCGCCGGATGTCATATCGTTTGTTATTTTAGTTGTTTCGTTCATAATAGTTATTAGTTTAGTTGAGTGTGGTGTTTGTGGTATGGTTGAAAATAGGCCAAAACCACACGTAAATAATTGAATTTCAATGTGTTATGAGGTTTGTGGTCGGCGGTATTATATTTTCACATAACAATATATAGGTACATTTATGAAATATACACAATTAGTTTGTATACAAGTATAGTATAAGCAACTAAAGATGTATTTTTTATTTTCATGCCGTTTTTTTTGACGTCCGTTTTCATACCT